GTATAGTATATAATATAATACGCGCGAGGCAGACCAGACTCCCATGGTTTGTCTTGAGGCAGGTGGACTGTCCCCACCTTTGTCCGCCTGCCACCTAAAGGAGGGACTATGCAGAAATTAACTGCGATGAAAGATAAGATCGCTCAATTGCCATTAGAGCAACAGGCAGAGCTTCTAGAGTTAATAAGTGAGCTTGAGGATGCGGAGAACAAGGTAAGCGCCAAGGATGACTTCATAAGTTTTGTGAACATCATGTGGCCTAGCTTTATATCAGGCAGGCACCACAAGACTATGGCTGAAGCGTTTGAGCGGGTAGCCAAGGGTGAGTTGAAGCGGCTAATCATCAATATGCCGCCACGGCATACTAAGTCTGAGTTTGCTTCCTTTCTTTTGCCTGCTTGGTTCTTGGGTAAATATCCACATAAGAAGGTTATCCAGACGGCCCACACTGCAGAGTTAGCGGTTGGGTTTGGCCGTAAGGTCAGAAACCTTATCCAGTCTGAAGATTTTCAGAAGGTCTTTAAGGGAATAACCCTATCCAGTGACTCAAAGGCTGCTGGACGTTGGAATACGAATAAGCGGGGTGATTACTTTGCTATTGGTGTGGGTGGCGCTGTGACTGGTAAAGGTGCGGACCTCTTGATCATTGATGACCCCCATAGTGAGCAGGACGCCCAACAGGGGCAGTTCAATGGTGAGGTCTATGACCGGGTATATGAATGGTATACATCAGGTCCACGCCAGCGCCTGCAGCCCGGTGGTGCTATTATTGTCGTTATGACTAGATGGTCCAAGAAAGATTTGACTGGTCAGATTTTAAAATCCACGAGCGATAGGAAGGGAATGGATGACTGGGAGGTAATTGAGTTTCCGGCACTGATGCCTTCGGGACGGCCACTCTGGCCTGAGTTCTGGTCTGAAGAAGAGCTTGAGGCTCTCAAGGCAGAGCTTCCAGTGTCGAAGTGGTCAGCTCAGTATCAGCAAGACCCAACGTCTGAAGAAGGTGCGCTTATCAAACGTGAGTGGTGGAGGGAGTGGGACAGCCTTACGCCACCGCCATGCGAAGCTATTATCCAGTCTTGGGACACAGCGTTCCTGAAGACGCAACGATCTGACTATAGCGCCTGTACGACATGGGGAGTATTTTATCATCCAGACAGCAATGGTAGGTCTCAGCCAAACATTATCTTGCTTGATGCTTATAAAGAGAAACTAGAGTTTCCTGATCTGAAGAGAGCTGCCTACGACAAGTATCAAGAGTTCGAGCCAGATCAAATGATCGTGGAGAAAAAAGCGTCTGGTGCGCCCCTCATATTTGAACTTAGAGCTATGGGAATACCTGTTACTGAGTTCACTCCATCTAGGGGTCAAGACAAGATTGCTAGGGTAAATGCAGTAACAGACTTGTTTGCAAGTGGTTCAATATGGTATCCACCTACCAGATGGGCAGAAGAAGTGATCGAGGAGTGCGCGTCATTCCCCTCTGGGGATCATGACGACTTAGTGGACTCGACCACTCAAGCTCTGCTAAGGTTTAGACAAGGCGGCTGGGTGAGAGCTGAATCAGATGACTGGGATGACGAGCCAAAATACCGAAGACCAGTTGAGTACTACTAGGAGCAAGTTATGGCTATAGAGAAGCAAATGGAACCTTCCGATTTTGAGATCGAAGGAACAGAGGCCGAAGAAATTGAAGTCGAAGTTGTAAATCCAGAAGCAATATCTATCGATACAGGTGACGGTGGGGTCATCATAGATTTTGAAGGCGGCATCTCAGATGAGGTCATGGGGGGAAATCATGACGAAAACCTTGCTGAACTTATCGATGAGGCCACTCTTCAAAGTATGGCGTCAGAACTTGTAGAAGACTTTGATTCAGACCGTGAATCACGCCGTGATTGGGCAAGAGCCTACGTCAAAGGCTTGGATTTGCTAGGCATGAAGATCGAAGATCGCAGTCAACCATGGCAGGGTGCATCCGGTGTGTTCCACCCGGTACTAACTGAAGCGGTTGTACGCTTCCAAGCGCAGGCTATGGGGGAGCTTTTCCCTGCATCTGGCCCTTGTCGTACTAAGATCATGGGCAAAATGACCCCTGAGAAGCTAGATCAAGCTGATCGCATTCAGACAGAAATGAACTACCTCCTCACAGAAGAGATGACTGAGTACCGTGATGAGACAGAGCAGATGTTGTTTAAGCTCCCACTCGCTGGCTCTGCATTTAAAAAGGTATATTACGATCCGCTAGAGGATCGCCCAGTATCTATGTTTGTTCCTGCAGAAGACTTTGTAGCGTCATACGGTGCATCTGACTTGGCATCATGTCCACGCTACACCCACTTCATGAAGAAAACATCTAATGAAATCTTGGAGTTACAGGTTGCCGGGATGTATCGTGATGTTGACCTCCCTGCTCCAGAGCCAGACTTTTCTGACATTCAGGAAAAATACGACGAACTCGATGGGGAGAGTGCTGTCATTGAGGATGACGACCGTCACACAATTCTTGAGATGCATGTAACCATGAACATGCCAGAAGAGTTTGATGATCCAGACGGCATCGCTCGCCCCTATGTTATTACCATAGACAAGTCTTCTAGGGAGATACTTGCTATCAGAAGGAACTGGTACGAAGACGATGCTAAGAAAAAGAAACGACTACACTTTGTCCATTATAAGTATTTGCCGGGGTTGGGTTTTTATGGCACGGGCCTTATTCATCTCATCGGTGGTCTCGCCAAGTCTGCCACTTCGATTCTTCGCCAGCTTGTTGATGCTGGTACATTATCGAATCTGCCTGCTGGTCTTAAAGCTAGGGGTCTCCGCATTAAAGGGGACGACACGCCGCTTATGCCGGGTGAGTTCAGGGACGTTGACGTTCCGGGTGGTGCTATTCGGGATTCAATTACGTTCATCCCTTACAAGGAACCATCGAGTGTTCTCTACTCTTTATTGGGAAACATTGTCGAAGAGGGAAGACGCATTGGTTCAGTTGCGGACATTCAAGTAGGTGACATGAATGCTCAGGCACCAGTGGGGTCTACCCTCGCTTTGATGGAACGATCCATGAAAGTTATGTCTGGCGTTCAGGCGCGTATGCATGCAGCCATGAAGAAAGAACTTCGTCTCTTATCTAGCATCATCCGTGACTACATGCCATCAGAGTATGCTTACGAGATGGACGGTGACTTTGATCGTCAGAGGGATTTTGACTCTCGTGTAGACGTTATACCTGTGTCTGACCCCAACGCTGCGACGATGTCCCAGCGGATCATGCAGTATCAAGCGGCCCTTCAATTGTCTCAGCAGGCTCCACAGCTCTACGACTTGGGTAAGCTACACCGTCAGATGCTTGAGGTTCTGGGTATTCAGGACGCTGGGGATATCATTAAGCTGCCAGATGATATCAAACCGTCTGATCCTGTGACAGAGAACATGATGCTGCTCAAGCAAGAGCCTGTCAAAGCCTTCAAGTATCAGGACCACGAGGCACATATCGCCGTCCACATGGCAGCGATGCAAGACCCAAAAATGCGGGAGATGATTGGTCAGTCCCCGTTTGCTCAAGCAATTGGTCAAGCTATGTCTGCTCACATCACAGAACACGTTGCGTTCCAGTATCGTCGTGAGATTGAGAAGATGCTTGGTGTTGAGATGCCCAATGAAGATCAGCCTTTGCCAGAAGATGTAGAGGTTCAAATCTCTAGGCTCGCTAAGGATGCCGCTGAGAAGCTCCTCCAAAAAGATCAGATGGAAGCGCAGCAGCAGCAGATACAACAGCAGCAGCAAGACCCAGTTGTCCAAATGCAACAGATGGAGATGCAGATGAAGCAGCGCGAGCTTGAGCATAAAATCTCTATGGACACTCAGAAGCTTCAGCTTGATGCGATGGCGAAAAGTTCAAATGCACAAATTCAAGCTGAAAGAATTTCTGCCGAGAACCAAAGGGAGGGCGCTCGTTTGGGTGTCAAGCTCGCAACTGACCTTGATAATTCACAACGCAGTGACCAGAGAGAAGGCGCTAAATTAGGGATAGAAATAGCAAGGGAGCTTACGAAAGGTAATGAGTGATAGTGTATTCGCTTTGTTAGAGCGCAAAATCGGAGAGTACGAGGAAGATATAAAGAACTACCTTGCTTCTGGTCAGGTCGAGGACATTTCAATGTATAACCGCTTGGTGGGCAGGCACGAGTCTTTGCAGTTTATTCGGCAAGATTTGCACGAAATAGAAAAAAGATATATTGAAAGCTAGAACTTTTATATATACAGTTCTGATTAGGGAGAGTTCGTGGGTGGTCCACGCTAAGGTATCTGTGAACCTTTAATCACTGCAGGAAGAGATATGTATACAGGAAATAAGAAGACAGAGGAAAAGGTGGCCTCTAAACTACCGAAGCCACAAGGATACAAAATCCTTATTGGTGTACCCGAAACAAGTGAGAAGACCGAAGGTGGGGTCATAATGCCTGACGGAATGCGTTCCGCAGAAGAGACTGCATCTATTATTGGTTTTGTCATGGAGCTAGGCGCTGACGCCTACGCAGATGAATCTAAATTTCCACATGGACCGTACTGCAAGAAGGGGGATTTCGTAATCTTCCGCTCGTATTCTGGCACTCGATTCAAGGTTTATGGGAAAGAGTTTCGTTTAATTAATGATGACACTGTAGAGGCAGTTGTCGATGATCCACGGGGGTACGCAAGAGCATGAACCAACTAGCAGAAAAAACAGATTTTGAAGACGAAACAGTCGCCGAAGCTTTAACCGACTCAGAGTCTAATAGCGATAGCGGATTTGAAATCGAAGTTGTCGATGATTTGCCCGAAGAACATAAAGGCAGACCAAGAACTTCAGAAGAGTTAAACTCGTCTGAAGTTGATGATGATGAGCTGAAGTCCTATAGCGATGGGGTTCAGAAGCGCATAAAGAAAATGACTTGGGAAAAGAAGGAAGAAGAGCGTCGACGCCTTGAGGCTCAGAACCTTCAAGAAGAAGCCTTACGGTATGCCCAACAAGTAAAGGCTGAGAACGAACAGCTACGCAAGACCCTTTCAGAGGGTGAAGGCGTCCTTGTC